GTATTTGCTCTCTGAATGATCATGTTTTGACAATGAACCTTCCATCGTTTTTATGAGCAGATTCAGTCAGCTCGGTCTTATCAACCTTGAACGGTAATACTTCTATTAGTGGTTCTTTCACGAAAAATCCTGTTTAGTATTTTCTTCTGAGTTCGTTTTTGACCATGCGTCTGATTATAGATTCCAGCACACCTTCGCGGGTCGAAGACTTCTCAAACTTCTTATACGCATCTTCCATGCTTGTACCTGATTTTGCATAGCAATAGTCTTTACAAGTCTTTGGAGCGGACTTTGCACTTGCATAGCAATACTTTTTACAAGCACCGTTAATTGCCGATTCGAGTGCTTCTTCGTTTTCTTCTCTAAGGTTAAACCTCATTGTTGATTCCTCTTATTTTTTGTTAATTACTGTATGTACTTCTTACCGGACGTCCGGTTGCAAGGACTTTCTTGGCGACTGTTCTGAATTTATTTGCTGCGTCTTTGTTGTCAAAGTCCGAACTACCAAGTCTATTGTTCAAGTAAAAATCGTTTATATAAATTATGGCAAACTGATTAGCGTTTGTCCCAGAACCTTCAACCCCAAGATAGTCCAGCCCATCCATAAAATCTTCATTTCTACTTTTTGCAACTGCTGCTCTATATGCACTTTTGAAGTCTGGATATGTACCCGCTTCTCCATGCTCTCCAACGCGGGTATAATACGAAATAAAGTATCTGGATTGCACTTCGTGTATCTTGTGTCCTTTAATTTCTTCTGTAACCAATCTCCGGATATAGCTTTTAAGAGTGGATTTTAATTTTTTTGATGATTCCGTAAAAATTCCTTTTGTTGATTTTAATACATTGACATTTTTAATTACCTTGTTGGGATACCACACTACTAAAATAGACTGGAATACTATACCGTCACATTCTGGATGTATTTGTTGCACAATTTTAGTTAAATCAGAATAGTTATCCCATTCAACACTATTTTTAAAATCGACCCAATCAAACAAAAAATCGTCATCAGAATAATCTACAAAAGTACCATTTATAGTAGCAGTCAAAGTTACATCTCCGTAGCCACCATCAGGATGATGCAAAAAGTAAACACCTTCTGTATATCTTGCCTGTCCGTAGCCGGGAAAAACTCGAAAACCGTTTTTCAAGATCGAATTAGAAGCATTTTGATTCGTTTGATGATACCAAATCTCGTTGTTGATTTTTTTAGATTTTCGAATATAATTTTCGAGTTTTAATTTGGTTTGCTTACTGATCATGTTTTTACCCCGTTACTTCTACTATTTTGTTGGACAATCTGGTTAATCTTTCTTTTATCTCCAAAAAAGAATTGGAAGTCTTTTTCCAAAACACAGATGAATCTTGCCCAGACTCATTTTTGAGCCTATATGCGTGATTTACCATCTGTTCAACCTCTCTAAGTTTTTTATTTATTTCTTTGAGATTGTTATTTATTTTTTCTTTATTGTTCTTCGTCTTATCGTACTTGAAGTTTCTATACGATACCTCGTTCAAAGAAGACATTTTTTCAGACTGCTGAGCCAGTGTAGATTCCCATTTTTTGAAAAAATAATCAGTGTGATTTACTTTTTCGGTATATGCCGGATCATCTGGATATTTAACCTTCTTAGAAAACGCATAGGGAGTTTGTATTTGTCCTGCGCCGCCATCCAAATTTGAAGTAGTGTTTTCCTCTTCAAAAATATCGTCCTCTTCCGGAGAATCTATGCGGAAGTTTTCATTCAGTTTATGTATAATATTCATCATGCTTCTATTCATAATTCTTCGTTGAGCGTGTCTATTAACTGATAGTATTTCAACATTGAACTCAGGTGTTCTTCTTTCAGTTGCTTAGCTGTGAGTATATTAGAAGTCAATGCTACTGTCTCTGCCAATTTGATTTTTACAATATCGTCAGTAATGCGTTTGGAAATAATATTAAATTCTTTTATGAGAGAATTAATTTCCTTATATACATAGTTTTTCAAGTCTTCGGATGTAGTATCGTTATTCATATACATCCCCAACAGATTCTTTTGTCGAGAGTTTAAAGTAATATATTTACTATTGAACTTTTCTATTATCAACTTGAATGTCAGATTTCTTATGTCAGGTTCTTGATCCCGAATCGTCTTTATAATTTCTTCCTCAATGACTTCCGGCTTTTTACCGGACAGGTGTTCCAGTAAACCTTCTTTGGCTGTGAGATATTCTTCCGGATTATCTGTTCCCTTGTATTCAAACAACTTGAACGTGCTTGCATTCAGTTTGTAATTAGACACACGGGTGTTGAAAAATATCTCAGGATTGTAAGTTTTATTGATGGATTTTATTAGAGAGTACCTTTCTCTGGACAATGTTTGCTCATTTAGCTTTTTTCTGGCCTGTAAGGTGAGATCAAGCAATTCTCCACCGTTCTTTACTGTATAGTTGTGAAGAGACTGATATAAGCGAAGTTCTTTGAGAAGTTCACTATTCTTTTTAAAATGCGTCCTTATTATGCGCATAGCACGGTTTTCCTTAGATTCGTCCAAGGTTTCCTGCACCACCATCCGAGTCAATATCTCGAATATCAGCCCTGTATTTTTTAGCTTGTTATGTTTTAGCTTCTTCATGTATTATTTTCCACGAGATTGTTTTATATAAATATACTGAGTTTTTACAAATCCAAAATATTATTTTCGTTCAACATATTTGGCTCAGATTTCTTTCTGAATTTTTGCACAGATGTCAGTGTACTCTTGACAGATTCCATCTTGTCGAGTTCCCGCCTGCCCACCGGATCACGGCCAAAGTCCTTGTCTCGCTTGGTTTCGAACGATCCTTTGTACTGTTGCGGCTTGCCTTCGTTTTCTTCGCGCTCGTCTTTGGTATAGAGTTCCTTGTTAGTTTCTCCGTATTGACCGGGTAAGAACTTGGAAGAGACCTGTAAGGTAGCTATATCCCACGGAGTTCCATAAGACTTGCCAGTAGTTGCCGGATCGTTTCCTTCTTCGGTTATCTGCTTCAACCTGAACACTTGCTTGGCAGACTCTACTATCATATCTCTATCGTTTTTCCATTCTTCCTCAGTCATTCCAAATATAGCTTCGTATATATATTTGTCGCTGAATAAATTTGCTTCTTTGATAGACTTTACCAAATCAACTTTTGATGTGAGAATATCCAGTCGCTGACGTTCGTAAACCAAACTTGGATTGGTCAGTGTCAATTCAAAGTTGAGTAAGTCATCAGTTTCAAAACCCTGTACATACAAATGAATTAATGCTAACTTGTACAGTTCGGAAGTAAATACTTTTTGAACACGCTCAATAGTTCTGGCAAATCGAATATCAATCTGTGCCAATGAACCTTTGTCCGTTCCTGCTTCTTCTATGTATCCTATATATGCCTTCGGAACCTTGAACGCGGATATCATCTTATTTTTGAAATATTCAACATCGTCCTTCATACCGTCATTGTTCAAGCCGGGTAGCGTCTCTATTGACGTACCAGTATCGCCGCCGCGCACGGGTAAGTAGAAGTCTTCAATCGAGTTCATCAGGTTATAACGAAGATCATAGTCGCCAGTAGTAGGATCAATATACGGAGTCTTCTTCATCTCCCTTGTTATTTCTTCCATGTAGGCATCAACCTCTTCCGGAGGTATGTTTCCTACATCTATTTTAAACAGTCTGCGCTCTGGTGCCCGCATAATACGGGATATGAGCATACTGTCTTCTGCAAGCAGAAGTCTTTTGTATTCTTTTCTACCGCCTTCGATAATACTTTTACCGTATGGCAAAAAGTTAGTATCGCCAAGGAGTCTGAAATGCGCTATTTCATATTCCTCAAAATACATATTTGTGGCATTTCGGAAGCCGTAGTCTCCATCGTACCTGAACCGGACGTGGTTTGGATTGTCCTGATTCCCTTCCTCCCTGACCATCAATGATGGGTGAATAGGCATCACATTGACAATACCTACGTTCTCTGCTATTTGTACGTGCAGGAACGAGTCCCCATACTTACAGGTAGTTCTGACCCACTGCCACAAATTGAACTCTATGTTTAAAACGTCATAGAATAGGTTGTGAAGGACTTTTTTTATTTTGGCATCATCTGTCTTGATGACAAGGAGTTCTTTGTTCTCAGACAACGTAGTGGACTCGTCGGCATATATATCAAGAACGGATGAAACGATGGAATCCGTATCCATCAATTCATAGTCAATATACATCTGCTTTTTGAGAGCCTCGAATTCTTCATTCGTAAACCCAGAGCTATACCCAGAAGTAGAGTTGAAGCTACGACCGTTTCTCCATTTGGCACGAGTCCCATACGTAGTAGGCGAACCTATGGACTGGCTCTTGTTCACATCCAGCGTTTTGAGTCTGCCGGATGGAAGTTTTTTTATTATTACATTCCTCGAAAAGAGTTTCTGTAAGGTATCTCTTATTCCTGCCATATCATAGTAGCCATTTTAAATTTTCTTTATTTTTCCCAATATTCATATCCCATGATCCGTTTCCGTGTCCTGTCTGTTTGAATACCGTTTTGTGAGTTCCCTTGATAGTCTTGCGAGCAAGATCAATGCCAAGCATTCTCAATTTTAGAGAAGTATCCCTGATCATCAATCCCATACAAAAAGCCATTACCAAGTCGTCATTGTATCCTTTCTGAGCCTGTGCCTTACCATCAATCCAAGCAAAAACTCGCAATTCGTTAATGAACCTTTTGGACTTGATTATAGGAGCCTTGTCTCTAAAATACATATCCAGTTTAGATATGAGAACAGGTCTTGATTTGACAGTAATACTGTACCCGGGAACCATGTCCTCTTTCTGTTTCAAATCGTATGCTTTTCTGAGATGTATATTTTCATCCAAATAAGGATCGTTTTTGAAACTGTAATATAGATTTTTGTAGCCGGAATCCAATACTACTTGTATCGTTGACCAGCCGATGTTTCTATTATCTATAATTAGCAAAGCATTATTATATTCAGTCGCAACAGACACAAGTAAATTACCAAACATTTGGGTATCTATCTTGCCTTTGAACTCTGCGACTTGTTCAACGGTTTCCACATCTATCACATGGAACGCCGAATAGTCTTCACCGTCTCCCCGAGCAGGGTCTGCGCAAACAATATAATTCTTTGTATAATTTGGGTACTGCCATATCCAATAGTCTCCACCAATCCCCCGTTTTTCAATAGGATCAATAACCATTTCCTTGTCGTACCAGTCAAGAATTTCCGACTCAACGAGCGTGTGTCCAGAACTTAAAAAATCCGCATCACATTCTTGGGCAGCCAGTCGTTTTCCTAACAAAACATCTTGCTGGTTTCGCCATGTCTGATCCCGATCCGGGTGAAGATACCATGGCAAAAGTATTGGAACAAATCTGTCAAGACCATCGGTAACGCTTCCTTCCTCTGCTTCCTGCCAAGTTCTGTGGAATAGTCCTCCGATGCCGTTTGGCGTGGATAACATTACACAGTTACCACCAGTAGCCAATGTCATCTGTGAAGAAGCCCATATTTCTTCTATATCAGGTATAAACGCAGCCTCGTCCAATATCAACAAAGAAAGAGCCTCAGAACGGGCAGCGTCTGGGCTACTTGCTACGGCTTTTATTTCGGAACCATTTGTGAAGGATATTGAGAGTTTGTTATTATTTACGATACTCAGCCCTTGCTTCAAAAATCCCGGGAGAAATTCCCACATCAACTGAACCTTTTGTACGAGGTTCTTTGCTACGTCCTGTTTTGTCGCAATCACCAATATTTTGTAATCGGTGTTGAATATCATGGAATGCAGTGCGTGTCCGGCTACAAGAGTAGATATACCCATCTGACGAGATTTCAATACTATATTGAATCTATTGTCTCGAAAGTTTCTTAATGCGTCTTCCTGAAAGGGATAAAGATTGAATAGAACTTTCCCCTTCATCGGATGTTGAATCTTGGCATACTTCTTAAAGAAGTGAACCGGATCAACTGCGCACTTTAAGAATTCCTGCTGTACAACTTCTCTTAAATTTGGTTGCGACATTTATTTGAGTTTCCTAATATTTTTTATAGTTGAAAACATAAACAAGATATATGCGAGAGGATAGCAGATACAATACCAAACACGATTCATATTAGGAACCGCTCTTGGGGAATGATCTACGAAATATCTATGCGCGTATATCAGTTCACGAAGCATTGCTATTTGACTTTTGCTATTTCGGTTTTTGAGGCAGATTTCACTTCGGAAACTGCTGAATAAAACATTTCTTCTAAATATTTATCCATTCCTGTACCTTCGTATTTAAAAGAACCACCTACTGTCAGTTTGTCTGAAACTTTAACAGCAGTATAGTCAAAGTATTTTTTAATATCATCTCCACTTACTCCGAAATAAAAAACATCTTTATAAGGATCATTTACAACAGATTCTATTGCCTTTCGCAATTTTAAATAATAATCATTGATTATTTTAGTAAGTTCTTCTGATTCGTAAGCGTGGTCGTAATTTTTACCATCTATTTCTATAAATTCATTGAAATTTTTGTTTATATAATTTTCTATATCCATGTATGCAGCACTTGCTAAATTTTGAACAAGTTTTTTCTTTATGTCAGTAGGACTTGGTTTTGAAGATATATTTGAGAACTCAGTTCGTTTAGATGCTATGTAACTCTTAATATCATAAACCTTTCTCTTCTGCATATCTTTTACCAGTAAATTCAACAAGAACTTTGTAGCTTTGTCAGGTTTCTCTCTTAAATACTTTGCATCATGTTTATACCGAGTGTCAACTTCTTCGGCATCAATCCTGTTGGAATATTTACGACTTTCTTCATCAAAAACTTCGTTGAAATCGGCTATCATATTTGGGTCTTTCAAAAAGTCAACTATCTTGTTGTAATTGCCTTTATCCATATATGACAACAGAGAAGCCAATCTATACCACGGTTTGTCAATAGATACAATGCCATCGCTTACTGTACCTGTTTCCGAACCAGTTGATAAAGATTTTTTAAATTGTAAATAATCAACTGAACCTATTTGGTTTAGCCAATTTTGGTAACTTGTATAAACATAAAGAGGTATCTGATACTTGTCGCAAATATGTATAATTTCATTTATATTATTCAAGAATCTTACATTTGAATCGCTGGATCGTTTATCGTAAAACAAATGAATTGCAGATATATAATTTATAGCATTTGTTATTTCAGATTTATTAGATACAATCCTGTCTTCCTGCTCTGATTTGGACGATTCCGGATAGCCCCAATAATCAACTGGTACAATTTTATAGTTTTGCTTTAACTTTCTACCATCCAGCACCAATTTAGCGTCGCCGTTGTTGAATCCAGAACTTTTGCTCCGAGTGGTAGATAGATAAAAAAACCTGTTATTGTTAATTTTTGTATCCGAAGCCGATCCGAGTGTAGAAGTCATACTTATAGTATTAGATTTCAATATTTTAGATACATAGTCTATGTGAGTAAAATGATACAATATGTCAGAAGCGCCCTCTGACAATATACTTTCAATCAATTCTTTGTATATGTACCTAAGTTTCAAATCAAATCTCCAAAATATTTATGCAAACTTTTCCATCGTTTTTTCTTTGAACTTTATATAGTTTTCATCTATCATTTTCTTGTATGCCTCTGGGTCTTGGAAAGACCATGTCTCTATCGGATTGACATCATTCTCATCGCCAGCAAAGTGAATATTGGTAATCGCCGCCTTCAAAATTTCAACCTCCTTGTCGGCCTGTTCAAAGAATGCCTGTGCATTTGCTTTCATTTTGTCAAGCGCATATTCGTTGAACTTTCCTTGTATTTTCAACTTTGTCTCCATAGATATCAAACAGTCTTCGCACATACCTACGAGTTTTCTGAATTTATGATCCAGTGAGGTCGGACGCAGGCAAGTACACGATTCTTTCTGACAATTAGGGAAGGAACTAAGATATGTTCTTATTTTTTCTATTTCTGCCTGAACATCAGGATGCACGTTAGATGTAACGCGATAGCCATTCATCTGAGTTATCCACTTCAAGTTCCCGGAAGCATCCGATTCCGACCATACTTCCCCAACCTCTCTCCGCTTGTTCTTTTCAGCCGCAGCGGAAGTATCGGAGAACCCAAATGTTTTTTTTGTTTGTGTGCGGTGCGTTCCATCAATCATCTGTTGGAGCGCTTTAATGTTTTTTAGTTTAGACATTTTCTCGTGTATTTTCTTGTTGATTGACAAAATCTGCAAATCTATTTTCGGGAATTCCTAAAAGTTCTGCAAACATGACTATTGCTTTGTACTTGTCACTTGGCAATTTTATAGCAGACATCATACTCATAAATTTGGAATTGTTTTTCAACTTGTCCATAAGTAGAATTGAGTTGGCGGCTGCCGTGGCTTTTTGATCTATCTCTTCGTAAAGTTTTCTAAGACTCATCTGTGAACCTTTTTTTGTTGTAAATTCCTATCAATATTGGTACCAGCAAACCGAACATCCCGGTCAACTTATAAGTATTTCCGCGCCATGGTATAACAAGTCCTTCAATCGGGGCTAAGAGTTTTTTACCACCCAATCGCGAAAAAGAAACCATGCAGTTGTCGTAAGTTTCCCGCTGAGAATCGGCCAACCCATCATAATCAACAGAAGATATAACGTCGGTTATGCTTTGAGTGGGAGACCAATCCTTCACATTGTCTGCACAGTAGTCGTATATAACTATTGCCCCGAAACGGAAAATAACATTTTTCAGCATATTCATTATGTCGGGCGGACAATCTTTCACATAGGTCGTCCCTGACAGTTTCTGTAACTTTTCTATTTCTGCCAGCACAGAATATTCAATGTCCTGAGACTGCTTCGGAGATATGTGTACGGGAGTAGAATAACCCAGTTTATATGCCCCTCCGGAATATCTGTTTATATCGAGCATAGTATCTGTGTCACGCGAAAGTTCATTCCCCAGTTCATCGTATGTTATAAGCGAGTGAAGGTATATTTGCGGCTCGGTAGTTCTAAATATATTTTTATTGTCTGGGTGCATGACCTCCATATTCAGAAAAGTTTTGCCTCCTCCAAAGATAGAATTAAGTTTATTTGACGGCATTCCCGAACACATATTATACACGACATCCACTGCATCGGTGAAGACTTTCTGTGTTAAAGGCTTGTCAGCATATTTATCATACAATTCCTGCCGAGTCATGGGATATTTTACAGTAGCCTTATTTCTGGCCGCCTTAAACTCCCCATTCCGGTATGTCACTTGCAGATTATAGCCATCCTGTTTTACCGATCCTTGAACCGTCCCGGAACAAACATCAGATACAAATGATTTTAAATCGTCCCACGTCATTCCGACATCCTCAAACGGGTGCATGATATGCTTGCTGTATTTTTTGGGAGTTACAGACTGTTCGGATATTTCTGTTCTTATTTCATCGTCAACACCCAAAATATCCGGATGAAATTTTTTCTTGAACATATAATGAATATCCGGATCGTAGTAGCCCATGACGTGAGCAAATTCTGTTCGAGTAGCCATCGGCAACGTCTTTCTGAGATACGAGCCATTCACTTCTTCCCTATTATTGTCCGCACCAGCAGAAATCGAGACGTGAGGTAATTGCAGGGCATAACCAATCTGACTCATCGGTCTCAAATCTTTTTGACCGTAGTATCTACTAAACCAAGACGATGTACCATCGCGTTTAGAAAATTTTATTCTATCATAATCCTTTGACCCATAGGCGAAGATCACGGCCGTATTATTGGGATCAAATTGACTCAGCAGTTCGTGTGCTTGGTAAGGAACTTTTACTTGCACTATATTGGTCGGAAGAACTGCGTATTTTCTTATACATTGAACCTTTTCTTTGAAATTCAACGGACTGTTCATATCCGTATGATTACTCGTAACAATGTAAACATCGGACTTACCAAAGGTTTTACACAACCACTGATAAGTCTTGAAATGGTGCGGGCCAAACGGTTGAAACCTTCCCGGGTAAACAACAATGGTTTTCATACTCTAATTTCATGTTTAATGACCTTTGCGGTCGTTGCTATATAAAGAGTCCATCCAAACGAAGAAGATGGCCCCAGTGTCAAATCTACCTTAAACAGTCCGTCTCCGGCATAACTGACTCCGGTAACAGAGTACCAAGCATTCAAATCGGGGCGACCCGTGTACGCTCCTCCATATCCACCCATACCATTATAAACAGAACTGGACTGAGCGCTGTATCCGGATATCAACGGGTTCAATGTCAAATTTGCCGGATTATAATACGCTCTGAATTGAGTGGTCGAGTTCCAGTTATACGCATTCAACGGACTTGACATTGATCCGGTGACTCCGTATATATGATTTTCAACCTCAATAGCATAACTGCTATGAAATGTTGAAGAAGTTATAGGAGTATTTGTATCATTGTTAAAACCTGCTGGAACATAAACACTGAAATTTCTATTGGCAGGCGAGGCAACAAATGTGCTTTGACTAACGAAAGTCCATTGGCTTGACCAAAAACTTGAACTGTATGTTTGTTCCTGTATAACATTCGTCCGCAATAAAAGTTTTGTCCATTTGGAAGAAGAAACATATTGCAGTCCGTCATTTGCACGGGAGCCAGAAACCGTCCCATCGCTACTCAGCAACCTGTCCGACTGTGGGAGAGTTATGACGGGTTTATTTAATAGTTCATTGTAGTTTATTTGACCAGAAGCCGATATCATACCAGATGCAGTGATTGGTACGTTAAAAACAACTTCACTTGGTTTTATATCAAGAAGTCTGGTTGCAGCAACGCTGCCCGACTTGAAAACTTCAACTGACAATCTACTGGTAGAATCAAGTGTGGTTGGAACCTGAGTCATACGCCAACCTATTCTGGTCAAGTCATCTTTATTCCAAACCGAGCCATTATAATAAATATTTGAATTCCAATCCGACTGCTGTACTGTTGAAAATGCAAGTCTGGTTCTGAATGCAGTAGCAAGACTTGAAGATAAGACAAGAGCATTTGCTGCATTGTTTAGAAGCCTAACTACAACTTCACTACCACTCAATATAGGGTTGTGTACAACTGCATCGTATATTTCTGATTTGCTACCGCTTATAACAACCGAGCCTGTGATTGTTTGATTTCCAACAAAAGTGTTAGAACCAGTCGTTGCAAATGATCCAGATTTACTTTCTAAGTTACTGACTCTAATTTGAAACGAAGATGAAGCGTTTGTGAACGACCCACTAATATCAGAAGATATCTGCTGACTTGAACTTAGGATTCCTGTACCTTTTCTCTCATAACGAGTATCATACGAAGAAGTTGACTGATCCGAACCGGAAACAGTGCCGTTTGGTAAAAATGCTTTGACTTGAACCGAAGACGATACAATGTTGTTTCCACGGTTTTCGTATCGTGTGTCAAAGGAGGAAGTTGATTGATCAGAACCCGACACAGTTCCGCTTGGAAGAAATGCTTTGACTTGAACCGAACTTGATATAATATTGTTGCCACGTATCTCATACCGAGCATCATAGCTTGATGTTAATTGGTTAGAACCGGAAACTAAATTTGTGGGAATGCCTGTGATACTGCCATATACAACCTGAACGGATGAAGAAAATATATTCGTACCCTTTCGTTCATATCGAGTGTCGTATGAAGAAGTTGCCTGATCTGATCCCGAAATCGTATTCGCTGGTAAAAATGCTTTGACTTGAACGGAAGATGATACGATATTGTTGCCTCGTACTTCATACCTTACATCATAGCTTGAAGTAAGTTGATTCGAGCCACTGATTAGTGTTGTAGGAATTCCAGTAATGCTGCCATATACAACTTGTACCGATGAAGAAAATATATTAGTACCCTTTCTTTCATATCTCGTATCGTAACTGGATGTTAACTGATCCGAACCTGTTACAGTACCCATCGGCACTGAACCGGAGACCAGTGGAATATTATATAGGCCGGAGCCGTCACCAGTAAATGAACCTTTGAATGAACCTGTAAACGACCCTGTAAACGGACTTGAAAACGATGTAAATTGATTTGAACTTGATACAATATTCGATCCACGCAATTCATATCTCATATCATAACTTGATGTTAATTGAGTTGAGCCAGATACAATACCGTTCGGAAAGGCAGAAACTATTTGAGCAGAAGAACTGAAAATACCAGTGCCTCTTTTTTCATATCTAATGTCAAGCGACGAAGTCAACTGATCTCATCCAGATACTGTACCAGCAGGAATTGAACTTGATGATATCGGAAGGTTATATAATCCAGAGCCATCTCCTTTAAAGGAACCTGTAAACGACCCTGTAAACGGAGATAATACCGAGGCAAATTGTAAGGATGAAGAAATGATATTGTTTCCCCTTCGTTCATATCTACTGTCGTAAGAAGAAGTTGCTTGATCCGAACCTGAAACACTTCCTACTGGAAGAAACGCTTTGACTTGAACAGAAGAACTTACAATGTTGTTTCCTCTCAGTTCATAGCGAGTGTCATACGAAGAAGTTAGCTGATTAGAGCCAGTAATTAATCCTGTCGGGATTCCTGTAACACTGTTGTATGTAACTTGTGCCGATGAAGAAAAAATGTTTGTACCCTTTCTTTCATAACGAACATCATAGCTTGATGTTAATTGTTCAGAACCCGATACAGAATTTGAAGGTAAAAATGCTTTAATTTGTGCAGAAGAACTTACAATATTATTTCCTCTAACCTCATATCTTGTGTCATAAGATGAAGTTAATTGGTTTGATCCGGATACCAATGTAGATGGAATTCCAGTTATACCTGAAAAAGTTACCTGAGCAGAAGAAGAAAAAATGTTTGTACCCTTTCTTTCATAGCGAGTGTCATAACTTGAAGTTAATTGATCTGATCCAGTAACCGTGCCCATAGGAACCGAGCCAGAAACCAACGGTATATTATATAGTCCGCTGCCATCGCCAGTAAATAAGCCATTAAATGAACCTGTGAATGAACCTGTGAATGGGCTTGAAAACGATGTAAATTGATTTGAACTGGATAATATATTTGATCCCCTAAGTTCGTAGCGAGTATCGTAGGAGGATGTTAATTGATTAGAACCAGACACTGTTCCTAACGGAAGAGACTCTATAACTTGTTGAGAAGAAGAAAAAAGAAACGATGCTGTAACTGGAACAGAGAATATAGCCCCGAACGGCCCTATTTCAAAAACTCGGGATGGTGTTAGACTACCCGACCGAAGCACTTCAAAGAACACTTTACTGGTCGAATCAAATAATGTTGGATTCTGAACAATCCTCCACGCTGTCCGTGTAGAATCATCCTTAGTCCAAACCGACCCGTTCCAAGAAGCATTTGTATTCCATTCATACTGATTTGGAGCAGCAGATGCAAACCTCAGTCTATACGTAGAAGCCAAACTCGACGATATAACAAACGAACTGACTTGGGTGTTCAATAACTTGACAACTACCTCGCTGCCGCTCAATATTGGATTATAAACAGTAGCATTATAGATTTCAGAACCACTTCCGCTCACAATTACAGAACCAGTAATTGTTTGATTTCCAACAAAAGTGTTAGAACCAGTCGTTGCAAAGGAGCCCGATCCGCGTTCAAGATTTCCAACTCTGATTTGAAATGAACTTGAAAGACTGTTAGAAGAACCAGATATATCACTTGCTATTTGTTGACTTGAACTAAGAATATTAGTACCCTTTCGTTCATATCTACTGTCGTAAGAAGATGTTAATTGATTAGAACCGGAAACACTTCCCAAAGGCAAAAATGCTTTGACTTGAACGGAAGAACTTACAATGTTGTTTCCTCTCCGTTCATAGCGAGTGTCATAACTGGATGTCAGTTGGTTAGAGCCACTAACCAACCCTGTCGGGATTCCAGTTACAGACGAATAAATAACCTGCACAGAAGAAGAAAAAATATTTGTTCCTTTCCTTTCGTAACGGGTATCGTAGCTTGAAGTTAATTGATTTGAACCAGTAATTAACCCTGTCGGGATTCCGGTGACGGATGAATAAATAACCTGTGCGGAAGAAGAAAAGATATTTGTACCCTTTCTTTCATAACGAGTATCATAACTTGATGTTGCCTGATCCGAACCTGAAACACTTCCTATTGGAAGAAACGCTTTGACTTGGGCGGAAGAACTAACGATGTTATTACCACGCAGTTCGTACCGAACATCGTATGAAGATGTCAACTGGTTTGATCCGGAAACCGTGCCCAACGGAATAGAACTTGAAGATATGGGAAGGTTATATAGACCCGATCCATCTCCTTTAAAGGAACCAGTAAACGAACCTGTAAACGGAGATAATACCGAGGCAAATTGTAAGGATGAAGAAATGATATTTGCCGGAACACCCGTTATCTTATTATACGCTACCTGCTCAGAGGACGATATCAAGTCGGCCGGAAGAAGCGCTTTTACTTGATTTGAACTTGATATTATACCCCTACCTGTCCTCTCATATCTGGCATCGTATGACGAAGTCAATTGATCCGAGCCGGATATTAGTCCAGACGGAAGTACCGGAGTCGGGCCTCCTCCGCCGCTACCGGATACCGAAACAGGGACTGTGGAGCCTTTGAAATATACCTTGTCTATTATTGTAGAAAACTTGGACTTTTTGCCCTTGGCATCCAAGTAGTCTAACTGTATTGTCAATTCAGAACCTGTGATGAGTTCGGTCGATGCTATTATTTTGGTCTGAGACGGGTTAAACCCTTCTTTCGTTAAAGGTTTTATTTCTATATCACCGATATGCCAATTGGCATACCTCAATATAAAAACAGGTAATATATAGCCTTCTTTCTTATTGGTGAACGTCAGTTGTCCAGACCGAACCTTTGGCCCAAAACTGCCTATATATTTTCCAAAAGAAGATGAGAATATAGGCTCGTATTCCACATCATCTATTATACTGGTTCCGACTACATCCGATCCCGAAATATATACATCTATCTGTGGAGATTTCTGAAATACTTGTTCGGAAAAAACCTGAATATCAAATTGAAAATCTGAATTCTTTCCTGCAAGAAATAGATAAGTGTCTTTTGGTTTTATAATCACATTGTCGGAAGACCCTGTGTATGCCGGAGGGAACGTGAGTAATACTCCATCGGATACTCGGGTACTTGCCGATAAAGTGGCTGGTTGGTTTCCAGTCGCAGTCCAATACGTATAAAAATCAGATATGCCGTTTTTGAACAAACCGATGGGCCGTTCTATTATCCCCAACTTCGGATCAAAATAAACATTTGTTTTGTCAACCAGCAAATTGTTGGCCTGAATATCAAATACCCCAAGACTCTTAAAGTTGCTCCCAAGATTTCCAATCGGTTTGTAAGAAACATCTATTCCTGCTATTTTGCCAGAGGTATTGTTTAAGTTCAATATATCCAGCACTGCGTATGATTGCGTCACACTGGCTTCTGCCAAGGTTATTGCTTCATAGTAACTTGCCGTAAAATTTCCGTGATTAAAAAAACGATCAAAGGATTGAACCTTCTGTTCTCCGGCTGAATTTGCATAATCTATTTTTTTAAAGAAGGGAGGAAATATTTCTATCGAACTTGTATTGATTACATTTAAGATAGATGCACTGTATTTCTGATTTTGAAACAGAGATGTATTTATGGCGTCCTTCGGTGCTTCCAGTGCGATATTATCGACGATAATTGTGCCGCCGACCATTGACGAACTAAACGCAAATCCCTTTCCCGTAAGTATAGAATAGTTTATTTTATTCGGTACTTCTTGTATAGAAGATGTTCCAATACCGTTTGTGACAGTATTTGCTGGCTCTGCCTTGGTCAACTCTCTCACTTCTACTGTAAGAGCATCAGACACTAATTGTTTGGGAACGATTCCTCCAATCGTTGAAACACTTGCATCAGAGAAAGTTTTATTGACAAGTCTGCTTGTACTGGTCATCAACTGCACCGGAAGAAGTTTCTCTGAGTATATAACTTTCGGAGATTCCGAAAACTTCACATCCGAAGTAGAAGTTTCTTTTACAAGTATATTTCTTTCGATGATACACTTATACGTTTCTCCATTTATCAACACGCAGTAAAGTATCATTTGGGCCTTGCCCGGCAATGCCGTGTCCGATATATGCACAACGATGCTCCGACTATTGTCGGAATTGGCAATGGGGGATATTTCGTAATATAAAGGATTTCCGGAGGGATCGTTGACGTCAATGAGAATATCAGTTCCTTGCCTAAGATAGCGGCTGGTCAAATTTAACTTGACCTCGTTCATACCGAGTGCAAATTCGTATGGAACAGTTATTTCAAATATAGAACTTTTGTTGAGTTCAGTATGCTGACTCGTTGCCTCTTTTAGCCCGTATGATATTACTTTTTTATCCTGCATAATTTATATGACTGTAACCATCTAACTTGTTTATTTTTATTGCCTTGTCTGTCAAATCCTTCATAGCATCTATGTGAGATATGCAGATTATAAAATCAAAGTTGTATTTAAGGTACTCAAACAGTTTACCTATTTGCAATATGTTCTCGCTGTCAAGTACACCAAACCCTTCATCAATAGCTAAAAAATTGCTTTTGGACAAATTTGTCATTTGGAGCAGAGCGGATCGGAATGCCAAACTTAGCACGAACCTTTCCATGCCAGAAGTCAACTCTATCGGCCAAGACTTATTTTGATTATACACGATGTCGGCGTTAATATACTTATCATCAACTGCTTCTATCTTGGTAGTAAAGTTTACAATTTGTGACAAAATGTTATTTACTTCTGATTCCAGTATCGGAAGAGACTGTTCTACAATTTTATAAGGAACTCCTTCTTTGGAAGTAGCCTGCATATACAGTTCGTATATTCTGAACTTGTTGACATTATCCAAATATTTCTTCAATTTTTCAGAACATTCTTCATATTCCCTCTTCGCCCTTGCTATCTTGGCGTTAATACTGGTTTGAACTTTTCTTGCTTCTACTTCTTCCTTGTCCAGTTTGGATATTTTCTCTTTTATAATTCGTATTTCTTCGGTTATCTTTTTGTTGTTTTCAATAGCAATCTGATCCGCGTTGTACTGTTCTTTTCGCTTATTCAACACTTTAAGTGAGTCGCTGAATGACTTTCCCTTATATTTCTCTTTATCTATATTTGATACGAGAAGTTTCAAATCATTTTCCATCTGCTTCATCTTTTTGAGCAGCGTGTTATATTCTTCCGCTATTTCAAGTACCTTC